TGGAGTGGAATAAAGCCAAAACCTTCTCCATAACTAGGATATACCAAGACATCATGATCATTGTAAAGTCTTAATAACTCATTGTCGTCGTATTCTTTTGTTATAATATTTATATTGTTATATATATTTTGAGGTAATCCTATAATCTCTTTATCTATAATATTATTATATATACGAGTTGTATTACTATTATGTGCTTTAATTGTTAATTGATATTTAGGATTATCTGCAAATAGTTTTACAAAAGCATCTACGACCATCTGTCCCGCTTTTCTTGGAGCGGGTTCTCCAATATGTAAAAACTTTATTATTCCATCATCTTCTCTTTTTTTAGGATGCCATATCGGATCAATCCCATGAGGAAATACTTTTACGTTCTTATATCCATTGTCTTCAAATACATTTGCACACCAGTCTGAAGTGGTCCATATTTCATCTACAATAGCTAAATTTGGTTTCCATAGATCAGGAATAACTGTTGACTCCCATGGGGTATAACTAATTTGATATTGATTTTTATGCATCTTAAAATAGTTAGGCTGAGAAAAATTTAATTGAACTGGCGACGTAGGATTTTGAAAAGGTGTTTCATGACCTAAAGAGTTTAAAGAATCAACTATGTTTTTTAAGGCATAGCCGTATCCATTTTTGCTCTTTAAGTTAACAATAGGTGTAGAAATTGATATTTGCATGATTTATTTTCTGGTCAACTAGCTTGACAGGGTTTGTCCGCCAATGTTATGATTATAGTTCGTTATCTCTAAAGGAGGAAATGCCAATGGAGAATATAAAACAAAAGTTGAGTGATTTTGTTCATAGTTCAACTGTAATAGTAATGATAACATTGTTTCTATTTACAAACAATACTGTGGTCGCCGCTCAAGCTTTGAAGGTAGAAATACCAGCAAAGACAGAAATACAACTGAAGAAGCAAACGCTGGAAAAGTTCAGCACTACTGTATATAAGCCTTCACAGGCTCTTACAGACAAAGAGTTAGTTCAACTACTCAAGTCTGTAGGTTTTGAAGGAAGCGCCCTTAAAATGGCGTGGGCCGTAGCTAAAAAGGAGTCTAATGGACGCCCAATGGCTTACAACGGTAACAGGAAAACTGGAGACAGTTCCTACGGAATTTTTCAGATCAATATGCTAGGTAACCTTGGCCCTGATCGTAAAGAAAAATTTAACCTGGATTCTTACTATTCATTGTTTGATCCAGTAATCAACGCAGAGATAACGTATCATATGTCTAATGGCGGTAAGAATTGGACAGCCTGGAAAGGTTTAACGGCTAAGACAAAAGAGTGGTTAAACAAATTTCCAAACTAGTAGAAGGACATAAATGAAGATACAGTATGTATCTAAATACATAAGTATGGCAGGAGAAGGTCTTGTTCCTACATTGGATTGCCCAATGGATCAAGGCCTTCTTTTGTGCAATCAAAATGATAATGATGAAATATTTCTTTACTGCTTGTCCTGTGAATATAAAAAGTTCATAGGACTTGAGCTATATAATCAATTAGTAAATGAGGTAAAAAAACATGGGTAAATGTAACCAAGAATGTCAGTGCAACTCTGAGCCAATTGTTATAACTGACAATATGGGGCGGGAAGTATTTTGGGAAGATATGGGGAGAGAAAATGACTGAAGAACAATCAAGCAATCTAGAAGATAATCTACCAATGGTGAACTATATCATGCTTCACCGCATTTATGACTTACTGACAATTATTGCAAATAAGCTGGAACCTGAAAAGACTCCCAAGATGGTTGAGTATCATGATGCAGGTTATCTATTAGGTCCCTCACCATCATATACTCCAGAATCTGAAGAATAAAATGTTTAAAGATAAAGAAGATAGAGTTTGTGGAAATTGCACTAAATGTTGCGATGGTTTTCTTTATGCTAATATTCGTGGAATTGAAATGGGCAATAGACCAGGCGTGGATGTAGATATTGAAAAAATTCATAATCCAAAACCATGTTTTTTTGTTATTACTGAGTCTGGATGTTCAGATTATAAAAATAGACCAGAGAATCCATGTAAATCTTTTAAATGTATGTGGCTAAAAAATAAAGATATGCCAGAGGATTTAAAACCAGTACTGTCAAAATCTATAACTATAAAAAGTAACTACCTAGGAATTGATTACTTATCAATAATAGAAGCTGGGCAAAAACTTGACTCTAAGGTTTTAGAGTGGCATATAAAGTACTGCTTAAGGAACAAACTGAATTTAACATGGAATATTAATGGAGAGGTTCAGTGGATGGGTTCTGAAGAGTTTAATAAAATGATGCTAAAGAAGTATCCATACCATAGCAATCATACTGATCAATTTAAATCATCTTCAAATAAATAAGGAATTGCCTTTTCTTTAATATCTGTCATCCAGATTGGCATAGCGTATCTTTTGCCAAGACTTATATCCTCAACTAGATGAAAATATTTTTCACCCTGAGAATTAAACAATATAAGGTCCCCAGCTTTGGGAGAATATCTGTATGGGAAATTTGGGAACACAATATCTCCTCCGACAAAATCATTATTTAAATAAATGACCCCACTTAATTTATAAGTTTCTAAGTCGTCTTCAACATCTGTATGTAAACCTATAGATCCACCTGGAAGAGATCTTGCGATAATAACCCCAGAGACATAAATATCTTCTTTCTCAATAATATCTTTTATTTTTTTAATGTACTTTTGAAAAATCTGTATTGTATTATTATCTCCTGGTAGAGACACTGCTGTTTTTAGCCTCCCTACATTACTTGCATCTTGTATATCATGCTTGTTTATAAAATAGTCTGAGTCTTCTTTTCCTATAAAATCTTCTATTAAAATAATGTCGTTTATCATAGTTAAATTATATCACTCCTATCCTTGACTTTTAAAATCACGTATGTGATACTTTACATGTATGGGTTGTAGCATCCCACTATGCTCCTCATACGTAGTTCGCAAGAACTAGCAAGTCCCAATCGGATCCGCCTCTGATTGGGATTTGTCCTTTTATTGAGGTATAATAGTAGAATGCAATTAAAACATAGAATAGTCACATTAAATGGGACGGCACAGAACTTGGTAATTAGAGAAGTTACTGATTCTAGAAATACTATGTCAATACAAAATATAATGGGAAATGGTTATGCTTATCTAGGTAATCATTTAGTTACAACAACTAATTTTGGACACAAGCTTTATCCTGGTCAATCATTTACAATTGAAATGGCCTCATCAGATAATTTATATGCTGTTGGAGATGATGGAGTTCAAGTAGCCATCTTTGTTATAGACAGAGCATGACAACAATACGCATTACTAATACTGGTTCCGCCTCAACTGGTGATGGATCACCTGGAGCAACTGGTGCTACAGGACCAGCTGGTGCAGATGGTTTAAACGGTAACGATGGCGCTACTGGCGCTACTGGCGCTACTGGCGCTACTGGCGCTACTGGCGCTACTGGCGCTACTGGTGCTACTGGCGCTACTGGTGCTACAGGACCAGCTGGTGCAGATGGTTTAAACGGCAACGATGGTGCTACTGGTGCTACAGGACCAGCTGGTGCAGATGGTTTAAACGGTAACGATGGCGCTACTGGCGCTACTGGCGCTACTGGCGCAACAGGACCAGCTGGTGCGGGTGGGGCAGATGGACATTATGGATCTTTTTATGACACTACAGATCAACAACTTGCCGTAGTGGGTCAAGAGCAAATTGTAAGTATAAATAGTACAGCTGGATCAAACGGAATATCTATCCAAAATGGAACAGATATTCTTATACAAAACGCAGGTGTCTATAGCTTAACCTTTTCTTTACAAGTAACAAACCTTGCTAATTCTGTAGAAAAAGTAAGCGTGTGGCTAAAAAATAATGGAACAACGTATCCAAACTCTGCAACTGAAATAGATCTACAACCAAGAAAGTCTTCAGACGAACCGAATAGGCAAGTTATTACAGTTAACTTTGTAGATACTGCAATAGAAAATAACATGGTTCAGCTTTTTTGGACAGGAACTAACACTCAGCTAAGAATTGAAACTCTTCCATCAATAGGGACTGCGCCTGCGTCACCATCAGTAATTTTAACAGTAGTTCCAGTTATGGACACAGAGCTTGGTCCAACTGGTCCTACGGGAGCAACTGGTCCAGCAGGTGCAACAGGTTCTACGGGCCCATCAGGATCTATCGGTGCTGTTGGTGCTACAGGTGCTACAGGAGCTACAGGACCAACAGGAGCGGGAGCTTCAGATCTAACAGCATGGACTTCCTACACTCCAACATGGACATCTGACTCAGGAACTCCAAGTATCGGTAATGGATCTATTACTGGTCGCTACAAGCAAATAGGTAAAACTGTATCTTTTAATATAAAGCTAACTTACGGGAGCACAACTACAGGTGGCTCTGGTGCATGGATGTTTGGACTACCAGTAACTGCTTACGATGCTAACTATCAATTTGCAGTGTCTATTTTGAATAGTGGACTTGCTTGGTATGGCGCTATTGCAAATGGAAACTATAAAAACTCAACAAGCTATTTCTCTATTATTCATCAGAACGACACAGCAACCACAGTCTGGGGAGGAGTTACCGCTGGCGCTCCATTTACTTTTGGAGCTCAAGACACCCTGACAGTTTCAGGAAGTTACGAAGCTGCGTAATTGTTTTGCTGTGCCCCTGACAAGATTCGAACTTGTGCTTTACAGATTTTAAGTCTGCCTCCTCTACCGCTGGGATACAAGGGCGGTAGCTGTAATTGGAATCGAACCAATACACTCCTTCTTATGAGGAAGGCGCACAACCATTATGCTATACAGCTTTAGATATATATCCTATCAAACTATTAATTTTTTGTAAATCATCTCCTAGTAAACCAAGGGCGGTGTTACATTGGTTACACAGTAAACCTCTAACACAATTACCACATGAATAAGATCCAGGACAGCATGCATGATCATGATCTATATTATTTCCATCTCTTTGTTTACAGGAATGGCATTTACCAGAGTATTGATTTAGTAAAGAGTAATATACATCTGGAGTAAGACCATGTCTTTTAAACTTTCGGTGAGGATGGTCCTTTGATCGCTTTTCTGGATTTTCTTTTACATAGTTAACGACATATGAGGAATGGCATTGCTTGCAGTAATTCCTTCGTCCGTCTGCATACTTAGAACCCTTTGCAAAGAATTCCATTTCTTTTTCCACATTGCATCTGTTACATGTCTTGGTCATAGCTCAATACTAACATTAACTGAGCTATCTGTAAATGGCTGATCTGGTAGGACTCGAACCTACAACCTGTCGATTAACAGTCGACTGCAACTGCCAATTGTGCTACAGATCAATATACTAATAATACTAAATAAAGTGCGATTTGAAAAGTGCGCCCGAAAAAGTGATTCGGCGAAAGTAGAGACCCCTAATTAAATGAATCTCCACATGCACATGTACCATGTGCGGCGGGATTATCAATGGTGAATCCTTGCTTATCTATTCTATCTACATAATCCATAGTGGCATCTGTTACATAGGGATAAGACATTTTATCGACATGAAGATTAAATGAGCTAAATGGCAAAACATTATCTTCATCTAAAGCAGTATGATCAAAATAGATCTGATACTTCAATCCTGAGCATCCTCCAGGCTGAACTGCTAATCTTAAAAATAAGCCTTCTTGCTCGTTCTTAAGAAGTTGATCAACTTTATCAATTGCGGCGGGGGTAAGAATCATTTACTCATCTTCCTAACTTTTCTCTCATGAGTCCTAATACGGTGACAATTAGAACATACTATCTCACACTTGGCTATTTCAAGGTCAATTTTCTTCTTTGACAAGGTTGAAATAAGCTCAGATACATTTTTAGTCTTAATTCCTCTGACATGGTCAAAGTCCATTACATAGTATGGATATGAGGTTTTACAGTCTGTGCAAGGAGTATTGGTCTTAAGCTGTCTAATATAGTCAGCAAGGTAAGCCTTCTGCTTGGCTATAGAGACCTTTTCAGACTTCATATGAGACAAGTATAGCAAAGAGTACTTTCTGCCGCTTCCTGCCACATATACTAGGCAATTAAATAATTTCTTCCCACAGACATGTATCTTCATTTAAAGCAAAGGTCTTATTTTCTTGTACTGGCATTGGTGGAATAAATGCATCTCTAAGTGAGTCATATGTAAATCCAATACCTGCATAATTCTTTCTAAGTGGAGTTCCACCTAATGCATGTTCTCCACCAAATGTATTATAGGATGTCTTAATCCAAGTCCCGCCCAAATTATCAATTAACCATTGATATCCTTCATCTGGATCCTCATTGGATCCTACAAGGACTCTTGTTACAAGATTGTCCTC